CTAAGTTACTGAGTCCATACCAATGTTTTTGATCATTGACACGATAATTATAAGTTCTGTTTTTGTTACTTACAAAACGTTGAAGAGTGGGGGCATTCGTACCAAGATGTCTTCCACTATTGAGCTACTTTCCATTGAAGCTGAGGTCAACAACGACCTCGTTCGTGACGTGTTCGCTCAGACCGTGATGCCTGAACCGCATCTAGTAAAAGGTCATACCCACCCCACTGCCGCCGCTCTGCGTAGTGCTGCCACCAACTTTATTTTGGATGTTGCTGGCAGCCTAGGAGTGCGGCCCTACATTCTTGAGATGTCCAAGAGCGATCAACGCCGCGGGCTCTCTGGGTCGAGGCAGTGGTGTTGGGCCAAGGATACTAAGGTTGAGAACCGGCAGGACCCTGTCCGGCCAAACGACATAATCTACATGTGCGACGTCGACTATTATGTTGACATGCCAGCTCTTTTAAATCACACGTTTAAACCAATACTTCTTTATACTCACGTCCCTGAAGAAGCGTCGGCGGAGACGGATGATACTGCTTATCATTTTGATGAACAGGGGAGACTGGAGGTACGCATCTGTGGCGGTGGCAGTTATGCCCACCACCTTTGGGAATATGCGTCTGACTCGCTTATTGCCAAGAGTTATTTTTGGCGGATCCCCGTAGGGACTACCACTTATGCTGTCGAACGGAGGCAAATAAGCCACTCACGACAGATTATACTCTTGTCACCCATTCGCCGATGGGGTATCCTTTCCTCTTGGCTCGCCAACCGTATGTTGGAGGGAAGCGAGCTGAGACGTTTCAACCCGATCGTAATTACAAAGGCAGGCGAAGCCTTTGTACGTTTCCAGGTCCACGGCCCTAAGGGCTTACTGTGGACCACTGCGCGCCCTAACAGTGCTCTGTGTGCCACCGTCCCCGCAAGGGATGACGAGGCTATCGCAGGTGCTGCTAGGCTTGGATCTTCCACGTTGCAACTTCCTACTGTTGCATCATGGTTGGGAAAAGACAGACATGCCGGCATAGTTCTAACAGAATACCACCGTCATGCTGTGCCCACACCCGCCCCAACGGTTTACCCCGTCGGTGAGGGTGTACGCAGTTACCAGTTTGAACCGATCCATTACGATCAGGAGGCTAAGCCTAAGCTTGAAGCTTTCATGTCACCTCTTGTGCACGAGGCGTTCGCACCTGCGAACACCGCTGCCAATGAGAGGAGATGTGTAGAGGGCAGAATAACCTCCCTAAAGAAACAGGAGCCCAAACCGATCATATTCGTGAATACATGCATGAGAGAGTTCGCGGATATGGTCGTGAAGGATGCGGTTCTCGAACCTGTCTGTTTAGACACTGTGGTAAACAAACAGACTGGTCATGCCCAGAAACAGTCTTTAAGGCGCGCTTTTGTCAGCGGACCATTTGTCAAGCGCG